TGAGCCGCCCTGCATCGAGGCGCCAATACCTGGAAAGCCGCTCATGATGTTGAAGGTCTGAGTGGCTAAGAAATTCGCCCAAGCGGTCGTGTATGAACTCCCTGGCTGTCCGCCGATCGCGTAGGTCGCAAGCCTGGGGAAATTGGCCGTCGTCACAGCCGAAGCGGTGGTGAAACCCACACTCGAACTCGCGGCGCTCACATTCGGTGTCGGGGTATTTTGATCCTGCGCGGCGACGCTTACCGTGTAGGGGGTATTGGCAGTCAATCCGGATAGGCTCAATGAGGCCTGCGGCAGCGTCGATACAGTCAGCTGCTGCACATTGCCACTGATTGATCCGGCCGCCGCCAGATTGCCGCCACCAATCACCTCAATGTTAGCGCCCATGACAATCGTGGTGGACCCGGCGCTCTGCGGAGCATTTCCGGTAGAGGTGTAGAAAGCGCTGCACAACCCGCTTGAGGGCGCATAGGTCACAATCAGATATTGCGGGGCGGTAGCCCCTGAGACATCAGTCAGAATCTGCGCGCTCGCCCCCGCGGGAGTTCGGTAATCGACCTGCACGCCGCTTTGCGAGACATTGATCGCAAAATACTGATCCGTTGCACCCAAGGACTGTGGCCTGATCTCAAGCCGCCAATTGTTGAAGGCATTGCCGCTGGGCGCGCTGGGAATCTTGCAACTGAAACTGACCAACGACAGGCCGCTCGCATTGAGTTTAAACCCTCCTCCGCCAATGGCACTGTTGGTCGGATAAGGGGAGTCGATCGCGCTGGTGGTGATCGCCAGATCATTCCCGGTCTGAGTGATGGAACTGGGTGATTGAGGGCCGACATCCGTCAGTGTCCAACTGGGAATGACCTGCGTGCCCCCTGGTGCCACCGAGAACGGCGAGCCCGAAATATCAGATCCGCCATGCTGTACATGAACGATATAGTTGCCAAGATTCGTCGCCGTGGTTCCTGGCGGTTGGTTGTCCGTGGACTGATTCCATGAAACGACGGCCGAGGTCTGCGTGATCGAACTGACGGCAACGTTGAGCGGGATCGTGGGAGCGGTGGTATCGCTGGAAGGACTTCCCTGCCCCTGGATCTGAATCGTATTGCTCTGCACCGAGATGCCGTCAAGGGTTGCGATCCAGTACACACTGCTGCGCGCAACATTCACGCTGGTGCCGTTATAGGTGAGCGTGGTGCCGGAATTGAACGTCCAGCCGGTGGGCAGCGCACCGTTCAACACCCCATTGACATAGATCGCAAGTGTCGTGCCGGCCGTCGGGGTCACGAACGAGGTCAGAATATTGACGCTAAGAGACGCGGTTTGATTCAGATAATTGGGAACCGCACTCCACACCGGAATCGGGATCGTGCCGGTGTAGATGAATCCGTTGGCCTGAGCGGGCAGGTTGTTGGCGAAGACAGCAGCCGGTAGCGTCATGTCAGTAACCAGTTCGCCTTCCACGATTTGACCGAAAACCGTGAGGCGCACGCTGTATACATTCACACTTAACCGCCAGTTCCTGGGATCGGTGTCTGCGGGATATTGAAGGTATCCCCGACCGTATACTGAACTCCATCAAAAGTGCCGTCGGTGATGGCCACGACCTCGAATGGGGTGGGTCCGCGCTGGTAAATCCCAGTGGTGCCGTAATCGGTGGAATCAAACCTTCTGCCCCCAGAGAACTGATACACCCCATGATCAGGAGCGCTCCATTCGGATCCCCAAGCCCGTTCCACCATCTCCAGAAGCGAGAAGTTGCGGCTGGTGACCTGTCGGCCGAGGGAGGGATTAAGCGGGGGTAGGGCCATCTGGAGTCCTCATCATGGCCAAGACCATGCAGCCACCCAGGGGATTGTCTTCGATGATCCTGTGATCCTCAAACTCGAAGAGCGGATGCTTTTCGGTATCTAGACCTACGTGCAGCCTCGGCAAGTGATACCACGCTACGCCCCACTGCGCGATTTCATCTGCTAACCGACCTGCGGGCTTACGTCCAAAGTAGCTTACCCTGTTATCTATCGGCTTCGACTTGCCGCGGATTTCAAAGACCGTATTGGGCGGCAAAGTCTTGTACGCGTCTGGCAGAAGAACACCCTGAATGACCCGCTTGAGTGCTTCAGGACTGACATCGAACCGGCAATCGACGATTATGCCGCATTCGCCGTAATTAGGGGCTTCCTCCGGATCGTCGTACCAGATACGAATATTGGTGACCCTGAGGTCGTCCTCAGTGGTCTCTGGCAGGTATTCGATGTGCTGAGCCATGTCAGCCCATCGGAGAGGCGACCGGCGTCGGGACCAGGGGCTTTGATACGACAACCGGCTCGACCACAACTGGCGGCGCCACCGGAGCCGTGAGAGCCGGCGAGGTGACTACGGGCTTCACAGGCTCAGCGACAGCCTCGCTCTTGAGTTCTGGGATCGCTACCCACAATCCCCCACCTCCGGTGTGCCCGCTGACGTAGAACTGACACAGAACCCCATCCACGAAGGCTAGCTGCAGAGTGCGGTCATACCCCATTCCGACGGGGGCGACTTTTGACACCAGGAGTTTATCGCTCATGTGGAGGTGCTCGTGGAGGTGTTGGTACCCGTCACGGTAACCACCGACGTATTCGCTACGACCGCAGCACTCAGAGCCGAAGCGCTGGTCGCTAGCTGCTGCTGCAGTGCGGGAAGGGCGGCAGAATCACCGTTATTCGAGGCGGCGATGGCGGTAGCGAGCTGGGCGGCGATGCCCTGAATCAGGGTGACTGCGGAACCCTCGACAGAGGTGTTCTGGGCGACTTGGGCTTGGAGGGCTAGAAAGTTGGCGTCAACTTGTGAACTCATTTTCAATTGCTCCTGAAGAATTTGGCCGACCGTGGATTCGATGCGGGCGAGAGACGCGAAAATGTTCCATCTCATCTCTCAACCTCTTGGCTGTACATGAACTCCGATTCGCTCGCTCGATCCTTGAGTTCTCGTAACTCACTGAGCAGGCGCTTCATGTAGCCTAACAGATCAGGCGGGCAGCTTGAAATCAGAATGTCAAGCTCGTACTCGTTGAGCGGGGGCGGGTTAGAGATCATTTTCGCCAGGCTCGAGTATCTGGTTATCGTAGTTCTCAGGCGTTGCAGGATTAGCGTCATATATCCGGCTGACTGCATCGATTAAATCTACACGGCCAGCAAAAGGAAAGAAGCTGACGACCATCCGAAACCGCTCTGAGACGTCGTAGATGCGCCCCTCTTCGTCCAGCTTCCGAATCGATCTAGCCACTCGATATTCGTAGCCGGCGGCAATCATAGAGCGCTGCATCTTCGTGTATCGCTTCTCATCGGTCGGGTAGGGTAAGAAAAACTTGTGCCCCTTTATGTCAGGAACCAATCTCTGCACACGATCTACCTTGCTGCCTTCCCCGTCACGCGGCCACGCGAGTTCCATAATCTCCCAGTGATTGCCCTCAATCCTTTGCTGCTCGTACATATAGTCCAAATCAGCTTGCGCCCCGAAGGACTCATACCCCGCCGTGAGCCCCACCATCCCAGGCGCCGCCACCCAATGCTCGTACAGATCCCTGAAGCGCTGCCATCTCTCCATCAGATCCATCTTGTGATCGAAACCATCGAGCAAGTATTTGTTTCCACCAGCATCGATGCCGATCACAACCATTGCGGTGTTCGCACTGTCTTTCTTCTTGCTTCTAGCCGGATCGCACAGCAGGTATCCCATCAACGTCCGAGGTCTCGCCTCGTAGACCTGCAGGTCGTTCACATCGAACATGGACTGAGATCCGGCCAGAGGATTCAGCAGCATCTGACTGGCTAGAGTCGAGTCAAGCATCTCTCGCTTGCGCTTGTCCCACTCAACTTCAGTGAACAGAACCGGATTGCCGTCCTTCAATCCGTTGTCGGTTGCGGCATGTATGCGAGGAAGAGCTGCCTTTCTCTCAATTATTTCCGAGTACGTATCGGCATAGTGATATCGAGTTCCCGCATACTGCTTGCGTCCTCCTTCGACCGAAAGATTGGAGGACATTGACCAGGCCTCAGTCGTCTTTATTATTTGGTCTGGAGTCGCAACGCTCGCCGGAACGACAACGTCGTCGTAGATCATAAGCTTGAAGTGAGCACCGACAGGAGATCCGTCCACCAGGCCCCAGGCCTCCACCGAACCTTCCTTAGGATTTGTTTCTCTCTTGACCACCAGCCCTTTCTGTACGCTCCACCTATCGGATTCTTGCTCAGGATCTGCGTATAGAATTTCAGGGAAGGCCCACTTGAGCGCTTCGTTGCGTTCCAGTTCTATCTTGATCTGCGTCAGAAACTTCTCTGCGATGCCCTTTGTGTGGGAGAAGATGCCGATCGTGGTTTCTGGGTCTGTGATGATCTCCTGAATGCTTCCAGCGAACGTGATGATGGTAGTTTTTAGATGCTCGCGTGCCCATAGGTCGATGTGTCCATCTGGGTTCGCTTCCACCTCCCTGCACCTCGCATAAATCCAGTCGTGCAGGCAATCCAGTCGTCGAAGAACCTTGACTAAGAGATAGTAGCGATCAGTCCTCGCCAGCATCCTCACCGCGTCGCGGTCCTTGCCCTGACTGTCCGTTCGTGACCATTCGGCCAGCAAGTCTGGTATTGGCACGTCGGCCGGCAGCGATGGCCTCAAGCCTGGCTTGGTAAGCGGCAAGAGCGTCGGACTCGGCGGGAAGGGCTGCGGCGAACTCAAGAGGTCTGCCTGCAGGTGTAGACAGTTCGGTGGATCTCAAGTCCTTCCATCGGTCTGGGTCTCTGTTGGTGAGCCACATCTTGGCCGCACCCTCTGACGGAGGGTAATGCCGCATGATCGGAGTGAGCGTGACCTGCCCTTCGTAGCTGCTTACATGCACGTCTGCATGGCTGTATCCGATAGCCCGATGATACAGACTGGCCTCTACTCGCTTGTTGGCAATTCTTAGCCCAGGAATCAGTGCCTTGCGAAATTGAGGATACCTTGTTTTCCATCTCCAAAGCGTTACCTCGTCGATCTCGATGACGAACGAAATCTCCAGCTCAGTCAGACCGATTGACGCTAAGCGCTTGACTGTCTTGAGGATGGAGCGCTTGAATTTGCTAGGGCGTCCAGCAGCGTTCGTGGGGACAGGAACCGTTCCGAAGGGCAGAGGCGGAGGAGGTTCTAGCCCTTCGTTTTCTTCGACATCATCTTGCTGGTCTTCGTCCATCAATC